GCCGTTTACTCATACTATAGAACTGATAAAAGTATTTTTGGAGAAACACAAAGTCACTTGCGAAGTTATTAACGGCAAAGTCCCTGTTAATAAACGTACCGAGATCGTGACTAAGTTTCAGGACGAGCCGGAACCAAAGGTGCTACTCATTCAGCCACAGGCTGCATCGCACGGACTTACACTAACCGCAGCTAATACCATAATTTGGTACGCCCCTGTGACTAGTGTCGAGACTTACTTACAAGCTAACGCGCGAATCAACAGGCCGGGACAACACAACCCAATGACCATCGTGCACGTGCAAGGCAGCGACGTGGAGAGGAAGCTGTACGCCATGCTTCAAGGTAACATCGCAAACCACAACAAAATAATCGACCTATACAGACAAGAGATAATTGAGTAGTCTTGACTTTGTCCAAAGTATTGTTATACTCACTATCCCGCTATACAAAAAAAGAGGATAAACCATGGCTGAAGAGCCTAACCTAGACGCTCTCGTAGCTACTTATATAAAGATACGAAGCAAGCTCGCTGAGATGGAAGCTGAGCACAAAGAGAGGGTCAAAGACCTTAAAGCACAACAAGAGCTGATAACTAATCACATGCTCGACAAGTGCAACGAAATGGGGCTTAGCAGTATTAAGACGCCCGCAGGAACCGTGTCTCGTAAGACGTTGACTAGGTTTTGGACAAGCGATTGGGACTCTATGTACCAATTCCTTAAAGAAAACGACGCTTTGTTCTTACTAGAGAAGCGTCTAAACAATACCCTGATGAAGCAGTTTTTGGACGATAACCCAGACTTGCTTCCCATGGGGTTAAACACCGATAGCAGCCACACTATAACTGTATATAAACCAAGAAAGTAAAAGGAAACAAACAATGAGCAAAGAAGTTTCAATATTCGCACAACAAACCGAAGTCTCTACAACTAAGCGTGGGCCAAGTAAGTTAGCTCAAACGCTAAACACAGGCGGTATTACTACCCGCCGTATACAAACCACGACTAACGGTAAGTTCAAGCGCCTGATTAACGGTGAGCAGATTGGCAACCCAGTTAGCGGTGAGATCAACGTGGTTGTCATTGGGGCACTGCCTAGCATTTCGCGTACGTTCTACAAAGAGAAGTTCGACCCTAACAAAGAAGCCACACTGCCAAACTGTTGGTCTAACTTAGGTGACCGCCCAGACCCCAATGCCACAGACCCACAGGGTCCTACGTGTGCAACATGCCCGCAGAATGTAAAAGGCTCAGGCGATAATGGTGGGCGCGCTTGCCGATTCCAACGCCGCATTTCAGTGTTAGTCGAAGGTGATAAGACTGGGCAGATTTACCAGTTCAATATCCCTGCTAAGTCTTTGTTTGGTAAGGGTACAGGCAACGTACACCCATGGGAAAGCTACGTTACTTTCTTGCGTGGCAACGGCGAGTCTCCAGATACTGTAGTAACTAAGATTGCATTCAACGACAACGCAGAGACTATGGAGCTAGAGTTCACTCCGTTACGCAGTATCTCTGACGAAGAGTACGACTTGGTATGTACGGCTCAAGAAGACCCAGACTGCGAGCGATATACTAAGATGACCGTTGCTCAGGCAGACAAAGTGCAAAGGATTCCGGTAATGGAAGCCCCTGCTCCGCGCCCCGAAGAGCCTGAAGATGACGAACCTGCCGCTGCTGAACCAGTTAAGCGCCAGACTAAAGAAGACAAAGCCGCTCAGGTTACTCCTAAAGCAGACTTATCTTCCGTGGTTAGTGCATGGCTCGACGACGAGGATGCTTAAGATATGAGCTATGGATACAGCGCAAGGCTGATCGTGCTTAACAAAGAAGCAAACCAAAATTCTTTGGGGGTAAAACTAGGAGCGTTGTGCATTTTGCACAATGTTCCGGTAACCTCGGTAGCTACAGAGCTTAAGGTGAGTAGACAGACGGTGTATAACTGGTTCTGTGGAGTACACCCGCCTAAAGAATCTTTAGAAGCGCAAATAGAAGCTTACATAGAAGATAAGCTAGCACCACAATAAGCTACTTAATTTTTATTACCGAGGAATCTTGGGGGGTTAATTCCCCCTGAAAAAAGCCAATGACTGATTTTGACCTTATATCAACTGTGCAACCTACCGATGGGTGGTTTGCAATGCTTGGTCTTAAGGGAGGTGCACCGAGGCAACACCTTGTAGCTACTAGAGAAGAGCTTGACGACTTAGTTGAGCAGTACGTCTCTGATGGTTACGACTGTTACTTTGGGGTAGCTAAGTTCATAGAGGGTGATGGAGGTCGAGTAAAAGAAAATGTCCGTGCGCTTAAAGCGATATTCCTAGACATAGATTGCGGGGAAGCTAAAGCGATAGAGAACCCTAAGACGGGTAGACCTGACGGATACATCGACCAAGAAGCGGGACTGAACGCACTAATGAGTTTTTGCAAGCTAGTCGGCTTGCCTAACCCTACACTAGTTGATTCGGGCCGTGGTATCCACGCGTATTGGGCACTCACTGAGGAAGTAACGCGCCAAAAGTGGGAACCCGTTGTAGCTAGGTTGCGAGACCTATGCAACATACACAAACTCTATGCAGATAACGCCGTGTTTGAAGCTGCCCGAGTGCTACGAGTGCCCGGAACTTACAACTTTAAAGACGACCCTCCTACTAAGGTACAAGTACTAAAGCCCGCACCGGCTGTGGACTTTAAAGAGTTCTCTGATTTACTTGGGGTGAAAGAGCTACCCTTCGAGAGAACAGAAAAGAAAAAACGATTGACCAAGTTGGGACAATCGCTAGCAGATAACACAGAGGCTAGCTTTACCAAGATAATGGTACGCAGTAGTAAGGACACAGGATGCGCACAGCTCCTAGACTGCTACGTCAACCGTGAAACATTATCGGAGCCTAGATGGTTTAACGCTTTGTCCGTAGCTAAGTTCTGCTCGGATAAGGAGAAGGCCATACATTTAATATCTTCGGACCATCCCGACTATAACCCACACGAGGTGGAGAAGAAGATACAACACATTGCCGGACCGCATAGCTGCGATAAGTTTGAGTCGAATAACCCCGGAGGTTGTGAAGGCTGTATACACAGGGGCCGCATCACTGGGCCTATCGCGCTAGGCAAGGAGCTTATAAAGGCTCCCCAAGAGGGCAATGTAGTTGTCGAGGAAGAGGAAGATTCGGCGGGGGAGTTAGTAGAAGTTACGCATTCAGTGCCTTCCTACCCGGAGCCTTTCTATCGAGGTAAGTCGGGCGGTATATGGTATATGCCAGATGACGATGAAGCTGAACCCATATGTGTGTATGAGCATGATCTGTATGTACTAAAAAGAATGACTGACCCAGTACTGGGAGATGTCGTGATACTAAAGCTGCACTTACCACAGGATGGCGTTAAGGAGTTCATTGTTACGAACGTCCAGTTATCCGAGCCGCGTGAGATACGCAAAGTGCTTGCTAGTAACGGAGTGATCTGCACTGGCAAAAAGTTTGACATACTTACTCAATATTTATACACAGTAATCAAAGACCTACAATGGCAAAAAAAGGCAGAACAAATGAGACTACAATTTGGATGGGCTGATAAGGACAGCAAGTTTATTATCGGCGACCGTGAAATAACTAAAGATGGAGTGCACCACAGTCCTCCTTCTTCTACAACTCAGCACATAGCAGAGCACATGCAACCCTGTGGCACACTGGAAGACTGGCAAAGCGTGTTTAACTTATACAACCGTCCGGGTTTAGAAGGGCATGCTTTCGCCGCACTAACCGCATTCGGTGCACCTTTATTTAAATTCCTAGGGCAGAGTGGCGGCATAATAAACGTCATGCACTCAAGTTCAGGCACAGGCAAGACTACGATCCTACGTATGGTGAATAGCGTGTACGGTGACCCTGATCGCCTAAGTTCAAACTGGAGCGACACCCTTAACGCAAAGATCATGCGCCTAGGGATAATGAATAACCTACCGTTTACTGTAGACGAACTTACTAACACTAGCCCCGAAGACTTCTCTACGTTGGCATACAGCATGTCGCAAGGGCGGGGTAAAGACCGACTAAAAGCATCGACTAACGAGATGCGCGCAAACATAACTTCATGGGCGACAATGTCCCTAGCAAGTTCTAACGCTTCTTTCTACGAGAAGATGGCATCAAAGAAGTACCAAGCAGATGGCGAGATGATGCGCCTACTAGAGTACAAGATAGACTACAGTGACGCGATCCCTGCGGAGGAAGCTAAGAACATGTTTGACCACGTACTCAAGCAAAACTTTGGGCACGCAGGTGACATATACGCGGAATGGCTCGTATGCAACCTAGAAGAAGCGGTAGATACGGCGTTAGGGATACAGAAAAAGATAGATAAGGAGCTTCGTTTGACACAGCGCGAACGGTTCTGGTCTGCCTTTGCTGCCGCTAACATCACGGGCGGTTTAATAGCTACTAAGCGCTTGGGGCTTATCGACTACCCGATGAAAGAGATTTACGCTTGGACTATTGCGTTGATTACAGACCTGCGCAAAGAAGTGGCTCCACCTGTACAGAACGTGAGCATGGTATTGGCAGACTACATACACCGTAACATCCACAGCATTTTGGTAGTGAACGACCAAGTGGATAACCGCACTTCAGGCATGATGCAAGCCGCTCCGTTACTAGAGCCTAGCCGTGGTCTGCTTATGCGGTACGAGCCAGAT